CTGCATAAGGAGTTATATTTTGCTGTGTTGCAAATTCTTCAGTTATTTCTGGTTGGCTATACGCTGCTCCTGTTGTTTCAAATTCTGATTTTGGTCCTTCTACCATAGCAACATCTACTTTTCCTGGGGGTTGAACACCTGATGCTAAAACTCCTTCTGGGTATTGCTCTTTTAACATTCTAGCGTCAAATGCTGCTTTATCTACGTCTTGTGGTATGCCTTGATACACAGGAGCTAATTCTTGTGTATAAGTTCCTTGTGCGTCTGTGAATTTTCCTGCACCTTCAAATTCTGTAGGCAATGGTTCAGAGTATTCTTGAGAATCTCTTAGTAAAGCAACTTGAGCAGCATTAGATTGTTTTATTCTATTTGCAGCCCTTCTATCAGAAGCTCCTGCTAATACACCACTTAGTATTTTAGCTGTCATAGTTCCTACTGGGAATTGTCCTCCGTTGCCCATAGCTTCTCTTGTAAAATCATTTGCTCCAATACTTCCGCCCATTTCTCGTAAATATTGAGCCATTTGTTTATCATATTCTGTTAAATAGGATTGTTGTCTGACTGGTGCTCTAGTTACTGCCATTAGATTCTTTCCATATTTACATCAAGTTTACTGTAATCTACCAGTAAATGACCAAAGATATTAGATAATACAGCTTGTGGTTTAATTTTCTGTACTTCTTGAGCAATTACACCTCTAAAGCGTTCTGGACTCCATAAGTAGTTCCACTCATAAACATTAAACCCTGATGGAGATTGTCCTACTTTAACTATGTTTTCTTTTAATGTTTTATCTGATGCTGCTGCCCCTCCTGCTATGTTACCTATCATATTCATTCTAGCACCATATCCTTGCATATCTGTTGCGTATCTATTAGCACTATCCGATCCTGAAGCTTGTGCTGCTGCAAATATTGGAGGTGGTGCAACACTTACTCCTGGAACACTTAACCCAGTTGTTGCAGTTCCTAATCCAGCAGAGCCAATACTTGGTGAACCAGTTAATGTTGCTAGTTCTTCCATTGGTAAACGTCTTTCTAATAATGTGTCTGCCATTGCTTGAGCTCTTGCTTCGTTTTGCATACCTCTCATTGCTCCAGCTTCTGCTAATTGTGATTGACGCATAGATTGTGCTTCGCCAGCTAATCCTTGTCGCATACGTTGACCTTCGCCTATAGAAGATTGAGCTAATCCTTGTAATTGATCGTTTTGTTGTAATCCTAATTGTGCCATAGAATTATTGTAAGCATCAGAGCCTACTGGTAATCCTGAATTAATAAGTTGTGTGTGAAGTTGTGTTTTTGCCATATCCATAGATGGTTGTAATCGGCTTATCCCTCTGTTGTAATACGCATCTTCACTTCTTTTTGCATAATCATTAAGGTTAGAAGTTGTAGCTAAAGGTGTAAAACCTGTCCTATCTACAGCACCTTGAAAAGTAGGTAAAGCTGATGCAGAAAATTGTCCTTGAGGTAATTCTCCTAGTCTTTGACCTGCTACATCTAAATATTGCTCTCCTATTGCCGCCTGTTTAACTCTTTGCCTTTCGTATTCAGGCGTTAAACTGTAATTCATAGAAAATCTATCATTACCTAAATCTGCAACTGTAGTTTGATCATAAGGACTAAAAACATCAGGTCTATTCATACGACCTTCTACTCTAGCTGTTTCTACATTAGCTGCACCTTGTGCTGTAGCTGCCCCTGTATAATCTGGAGCTGCTGGTGCTTTTGGAGCACTAAAAAAATCCCTTATAAAACTCATGCTATTTCCTTTCGCAATAATACTGCTTTTTTGTTATATCCGTCTAAAACTTTTTCCCAACCTTTGCGACCTAAAATATCAATATATTTATAATTACGCTTTTTTGCATATTTTTCAATTTTTTTCGTAATTTCTTTTATAGTAACTAAATTACCTCCACCAACACCTATACGTAATACTTGCCCATGATGTGCTGTAATTATTGCACTATTATCTTTTTTAAACAGTTGGTATTCTTTACTTTCAATCATTTTTTCTAGTTGCTCTCTTGTTACTTCATAAGTTGATTCTATAGCAGGTTCTAACACTTTCCATACTTTATCTGTAATAAACATTATAAACCACGCCCTCTTTCAAATAAAACGTCTGTAGCGTGCCATATTACAGTTTGGGCTTTAGTACTTGTTCTTATACGTATTGCTGCGTTCCACCCTATATCTGAAACACTTCTCCACACACTTTGCGTTTGTGTAGTTCCTCCCCATGCAGCTACGTCCCAAGTTGCAACGTCCCATTCAGAACCAGTTGTTGTTGCAGCACTTGGTGTATACACACTTGTACCATCATTAAAATCTACATCAAAACCGATACTTACTGGCAAGTCAGCATTACTACCCATAACAGGTCTTATTGCTGTAAATCTTTTTGGTGAACCTCTACCACCATAATAAATAAATGCTGTTTTAGCATCTCCTTGTATGGCTGCTGTGTTATCACTATCTCCACTATCGGCTTTAAAGACTTTAGTATTTTCACCAAAATACAACTCTCCGTTTAATAATTCCCAACAATAAGCATTTTGTCCTGTAAATTTTCCCCATGCACCTGTACTAACATTAACTACATATTGGTCAAAATTTCCTACTGTAGATGTAGGCACATTAAATAAACCATACTGCCCTTTAGGATAAATAATTCCTTGCCAGCCAAAAGTACCAGCAAAATTATTAACAGAATCTAGTATACTACCACTAATTTTATCCGATATAGCTTTTGCTGGAGCATTTTCTCCAGTAACTAATGTTTGTGATAAAGGCATAAAACCTTGTTCAGATATAAGAATAAGATCAGAATTTATGTTAATAAAACATCTTTTACCAATAGGTCTAGCAAGTTTAAATGTTCCTACTAAAGCCCATTTTGCAGCATCTGCTGGGTCAGAGCCAGTATAAATTACAGCTTCTCCATGATTACTTAAAAATACTATATAATCATCAGGACCAGAGCCACCATCTCTTGTCCATGTTCCTATTGATTGAATAACTCCACCCATGTTAAATACACTACCTAAATTAAATGTTGCTACTGTTCCTGCAACACTATTAATAGGCAAGTAACCAAAACTTATTGAATTATTTAAACAAAAGAATAATCTTTCTTTAAATACTGTAACATTATTAATTGTACTTGATGTTACTCCTCCTATTGTAGGTGTAGCCCAAGAACTTCCATTAAAATGTCTAGGTGCGTCTGCTCCATTGCAAATCCACAAGAAAGAACCACCTGAAGTTGTAAAATTAACGTGTTGAAATTGAGCATTATTTAATGAAGTAACTGCTGGTGATCCTACTCCTCCTGCACTTGTAACTTCGTAAATAGCCGAACCACTTGCTGCAAACATTTTATTTGTAGAACCTGCTGAATGTGCCATTAATGATTGTACTGTACTAGGCAATCCTGTTGCATGGCTTGTATAACCATTCCTTAGCGATACATCTGTACTGCCTGGAAAAAAGTTATCTAAACGTATTGCGTCAGATTGTTCCATCATATCAGGTGCATCTCTAGTATTTAGACCACCGATAGGTGCTGGAACTGTTGTACTTTCACCTGTTGGTTGAAATGCCATTAATTATTAAACCCTCTTTTTAAATTAAATAAAACTTCATTTTCATCTTCATCTTCGTTTTCTGTACGCCTTAAAAGAGCATCAACTACCCAATTTTTAGATATAGGAACAGTTCCTTTAACACTAATATTTTTTTTTCCATCAAAATTAGTGCCTCCTCTTAGACTTAAATTTTCATTAGGACTATATTCTCCTTCAAGATATTCGGTTCCATCAAAACCTGTATCGTAATTAATATTTAACTTATCTGTATTATATCCAACACTAGCATGTTGAACATCTTCAAAGTTAGTATAACCAGTAGCGTTCCATTTTCCGTCTGGGGAACGATATAAAATTTCCCCATTTTTATTTTTAGCAAAATTAGTATTTAAATTCATCTCTATATTACCAAGAGGAGTGTTAGCTTGACCAGAAAAATTTGCTCTTTGTTCCTTGTTATGATCTGTTGATCCTCCAATATTAAAGTTTGAATTTATTAGTTGTATTCCTGTTGCTTCATCTCCACCTTTACGAAGCTCATGTGTTAAATACGCTTTTAAATTGTCATCAAGCTCTAATTCTTTTTCTAAAATTGCAGAAGCGTCATCATTTACAAGTAAGTTTTGGCTTCCTGCTTCGCCACGAATATAACCTTCGTCAGGGTTTATAGCTAAAGTAATAGGCATATCACTACCTTCTCTAAACTTAATAGACTGTTCTTTCTTTAATTCTTCAGCCAATCTTTTTTCTTTTTCTTTGTTCATTTACCCTCTATTCCTTAAATATTGTGCTAATCTTGCCATTTCTTCTTCTTCTTCTGTATTAGCATTTAATTGTAATCTTTGCCTTTTTCCATAAGTTTCTACTGGGGAACCTCCTACTTTTCCTACCTCTGTTCTTTTTTGTGGTTCACCATAATTCATTCTTATTTTTGCTGGCATATTCATAGTATACTCTGAAGCAACAAAAGGCTCATGTTCTGGTTCATTTGACCTATCCACAGGATTAGGCGGAGTTTCATTAGGACTATCAGGATTATTTAATATATCAGACATATCAGGAGGTGGAGCATCTTTTAAAATCCTACCTAATAAACGACCTTCAGGATCATAGTTTGGATTTAATAAAGATTGCCCTATATCCATAAGACTACCAGATTCAGGTGTTTCCCCAAAT